GGCTCAAGGCTGCGGACCATGCCGCGCGCCTCGGGCGCATCCTGCCACGCGCCAACTGGCGGCGACTCTTCGAGCTGCGCCGGCACGGCTGGCGTGCTGATGCGCACCTCTGGGCTGGTGCCCGCGAACTTGCGCACGGCGCTCGCCGCCATCGGCTCGATGCGGCTGCGCAGGTCTATGCCGTCGCCGTTCATGCTCGACCCGTTTGCGAGCAGATCCTCCAGCGCGGCCACGATATCGTCGTAATCAAGCCCGCGCGCGGCCCAGCGGCTTGAGAGCTTGAGCATCGCCTCATAGCGCCCCTCGCCGCGGTTAAAGGCCTCGAGCAGATCCTTGTTGGTGCGGGTGTCGCGCCCGGTCTTGGGGTCGGTGCCCTGTGCCTGGTGGTACAGCGGCTCAAGGTCTGACGCCTCGTCCACGCAGCGGCCGTGGGTCTCTAGAAACTTGTAGCGGGCGCCGCGCACCTGGCCGAAGTAGAAGGACTGGGAGAGGGTGAACGACTCACGCGAGGCGATACCGCCCAGGGCGCGGTTGGCGCGCGCGACGAAGTAGGCCCGCTGCGCCGGCAGCGCGGCCTCGGAAAGCGGCAGGATGGCGCGCCAGCGCGGTGCGCCCTCGGTGTAGGACGCCGAGGTATAGATCACCGAGGTAAGCCCGGCGGCCTGCAGCCGCGCCTGTCCTTCCTCTGGGGTGACGGACTCGTTGTCGTAGTCCACCTCAATGCCGTAGACGCGCACGACATTCCCGGCGTGGCGCAGGTAGCCCTTGTCGGACGGGTTGTCCCCGTACTCGCAGAGAGAGAGCAGCGGGCAGGCGGCCTTCGACATGTACGCCGGCGGGTTGGCTAGGGTTCGGACGAGCTCGACCCATGGCGCGTCGGCGTGCTCGGTCTTGGCCTTGGGCCACACATCCGGCCACACGGTGTAGGTGATGAGCGGGCCGTGGTCGCCGGCGCGGGTGATTGACTGGGTGCTCATGGGTAAATATCCGGCCGCAGGGCCTTGCGTGATACACCGGTTGCGGCCTCTACCGCAAGCACCCGCAGCGCCGGGACGCTGCCGCGCGCGCACCACTTCTGGACGGCCTGTGGCCTGATCCGTAAGACCTTGGCGAGGGCCGACTGGCCCCCGGCTTTGTCCACGGCGTAGATGATGGCCGCGTGTTGCGGCGTGACTTTCCTGCTCATGTTGACATGGTACAACCTTCGGTATAGGCCACGGAAGGGGGTATGAAAATATTTTACACCGGGGGGTTGTAATCCGTTTTCTGCTGTGCGACTATCCTTTCCACGGGCGGCGATGTTGCCGACCGGAAGTGATAGAAGGAGACGAACATGGAACACTTAGAAGTCAATCACGAGACGATGGTCTCTGCCGAGGTTGAGGTGGTGCTCGAGGGTAAGTATCACGGCAAGTACCGCGTGATCTTCCGCGACCTCGACGCTGACGCCGTAATCGCCGTGCGCATTTACCCGCGCCACATGCGCGACGCGGCTATCGCCTATGCCAAGACTCTCGCCACCGGCAAGGTGGCCGCATGACTCCCCTCGAGACCGCCTTCTGCGCAGCCGTCGGGCTTCTGGCGCTGATTTTCTTCGGCGTCTTGGCGCTCTTCATGTACGCGCGCCCCGCGCCGTGGCCGTGCCTGCGCGACCGCCGCGAGCGGCTGCCGCACCCGACCATCCGCGCGCGCGTCGTGCAGCCGGGCAAGTATTCGCGGTGGTTCGTATGAGCGCCCCCGTCGACAACTTCTACAAGAGCCTTGAGCGGACGATGGGTCTGCGAGTAGACGCCGCGAGCGTCACCGCCCCGACCCGCGCGCGACTCTGCGGCATCAGCGTCGGCGAGTTGGCGCAAGCGCTTAAGTTTTCCGGCCTTTCAATTTTTACAGGCCACGACGGCGTGGTCGAAATCCGAAGAGTAGATTCAACAACCCAAGAAGGAGAGAAGTAATGAGCTTGTTTGTCAGCGCCGCCTCAGGCGGCAGTTTTGAGCCCCGCAAGCCCATCGAGGCGGGTGCGTATGCAGCGGTCTGCGACATGGTGGTGGACCTTGGCGTCCAGCCGTCCCCGGGCGGCCAGTTTGCGCCGAAGCGCACGGTGGTGCTGCGGTTCCAGATCCCGGAGATCCGGGTCGAGATCACGAAGGAGGGCGAGACTAAGAGCCTGCCGGCGGTCATCTCGCGCACCGTCGGCCTCTCGCTCAACGAGAAGAGCACGCTCTACGCGCTGCTGACCTCGTGGCGCGGCAGGGCCTTCACGCCGGAGGAGCTCAAGAAGTTCGACCTCTCGAAGATCTGCGGCAAGCCGGCGTTCATCAACATCACGCACAGCGTGAAGGGCGACCGGACATACGCCAACCTCACGTCCATCATGCCGCTGCCGAAGGCGATCCCGGCTCCGGTGATGGAGGGCGAGGCGCTGGTGTACTCAACGGACGCGCCAGACCCTGCGATTTTTTTGCAGCTCCCGACCTGGATGCAGGACAAGATCGCCGCCCGCATCGTCGACGCGCCGAAGGCGGCCCCGAAGCCTGCCGCCGCGCCCGCGGCGCTGGCGTCGGACTTTGCCGACGACGACTTGGCGTTCTGATCGTGCCTACACCAAGACAGGGTTATAAGGCAGCCGACGGGAAGAAGATTCCGTCGGTCACCACGATCCTCAAGATTAAGGACCCCGGGGCGCTCATCAACTGGGCGTACAAGCAGGGCCGCGAGCACGGGCTGCTGGAGGGGCAGGGCAAGGACGCGCCGGGCGGTCTCTACGAGGGGAACGACATCCTCGCCATCGGCACCTGCGTTCACGCCATGTGCGAGGCCTGGGTGAAGGGCGGGTCTCCGGTGGAGGTGCTCGAGCAGAGCATCGCCGCCGAGACCGTCACCGACCCGGTGTCGTTCCGCGCGCGCGCATCGTCGGCGTACTCGGCCTTCGAGTTCTGGTGCAAGGGCACGCAGCTCCAGATTGTCGACTGCGAGGTCAAGGTGATCTCTGAGGCGCACCGGTACGGTGGCACCCTGGACTTCATCGGCCGCCTCGACGGCAAGCTCGTGCTCGGGGACTTCAAGACCTCGAACTCGGTCTGGCCGGAGATGTTGTGCCAGTTGGCGGCCTACGCGAAGGCATACGAGGAGACGACCGGGAGCCGGATCGACGGCGGGTACCACCTGCTGCGGTTCTCGAAGGAGAACGGCGACTTCGGGCACCACTTCTATCCGTCCCTGGACGATGATGCGTGGCCGGCGTTCCTGCACCTGCGGGCGCTGCACGATCTGAACGAGAGGCTGAAGAAGCGCGCGGCGTAATCATCCACCCTTGAGTCTGGCAAACCCCTACTCGGAGCCCGGCCCCGTCCAGACAGCCGGTACCCTACTATGACGCTACACACACACGCCGGCCCGCTGCCCACGCACCAGTATGTCTGGGTCGAGCCCAACGCGATCGGCGACCACGGCTGGCTGCGGGCGGTCTGGTTTGGGCTCACGAGCTTCCCCGGGCGCGCCTTCGGCTGCCATGTCTTGCTGGAGTGCGGCGCGGTCTACCGGAATGTACCGCTGCACCAGCTCGCGTCTCGCAATGATGTCGACGAGCCGTGGACGCCGGCGCAGGCCGCGACCTGGGACTGCTACGGGTACCAGTTCTCTACCATCGAATACCCGTTCCTGCAGAGCATGAACTGCCGCGTGCGCTTGCAGGACAAGTCGGAGCGCCGCGGGATGTACCTCTTCACCTTGGCCCCGGTCGGCGACGCATTCAGCGCAGCCCCAGAGCAGAGCAAGGAGTTTTATTTCATTCAGCTTGAGAACGGCCGGTTTACGGCGCAGCCGACGAACCATGTGCTCATCGAGGATCGGTCGTTTACGCGAACGGATATGGGGTGGCCCGACTTCCTGCGTCGACAGGAAGGCTGGCACAGCGCGGAAGATGGGGCATGAAGTACCTCTCGGTCTGCTCAGGCATCGAAGCCGCATCCGTCGCCTGGCACCCGCTCGGGTGGGAGCCGGTGGCGTTCAGCGAAATCGAACCGTTCCCGAGCGCCGTGTTGGCGCATCACTATCCGTCTGTCCCGAACTTCGGCGACATGACCAAATTCCAGGAGTGGCCTGATGAACCAGTTGAGCTTCTTGTCGGAGGAACCCCCTGCCAATCCTTCAGCGTCGCGGGGCTCCGCAAGGGCCTCGAAGACCCTCGAGGAAACCTCATGCTTACGTACCTTGCAATCGCTCAGCGTTACCGGCCTCGATGGCTTGTCTGGGAAAACGTCCCCGGCGTCCTGTCATCAAACGGAGGACGGGACTTTGGCACCTTCCTCGGGGCGCTGGGGGAGCTGGGGTATGGGTGGGCCTACCGAGTCTTGGACGCTCAATGGTTCGGAGTGGCCCAGCGCCGCCGTCGTGTGTTCGTTGTCGGATATCTTGGAGACTGGCAGCGTGCCGCAAAGGTTCTTTTTGAGCGCGAAAGCGTGCAGCGGAATCCTGCGCCGCGCCGGGAAGCGCGGCAAGGCGTTGCCGCTAGCGTTGGAGGCGGCACTTACCTCGGTAACGCAGAGGGCGGAGCGCTAGATGCGCCGTACCTGACCTGCTCCAACATCGACTCGCACGTCAACAACCAGACGCCACTAGTCGCGCAGCAGGTAAAGTGCGCCACCGGCGACATCACGCACGCTTTGACCACGCGATCAGCGGCGGAAGAGGACGGCACCGGGCGCGGCACGCCGTTGGTGCCGGCGGTATTTAAAGTTCGCGGCGGCGTTGAGCGCGAGGATGGCGTGCAGGCCGTAGCACAGCCTGCGGCCACCGCCATGCAAGTCCGCCGCCTCACGCCCGTCGAGTGCGAGCGGTTGCAGGGCTTCCCTGACGGCTACACCGACATCCCGTGGCGCAAGTCGCCCGAGGCACCGGACGGGCCGCGCTACAAAGCATTGGGAAACAGCATGGCCGTGCCCTGCATGGCCTGGATCGGCAAGCGAATCGCGGAGGTAGACCGTGGCGATTGAACTCGACGACTGGGACAGGGAATGGCTCGCGCGCGCGCACTCGGAGTCCGAGTACCGGGCGAAGGTGAAGGAGCTGATGGAGCGGTGCGCCGAGTACGGCGCCGAGCTCGAGCGGCTGCGCGGGCAGCGTGCCGGGTGCGGCTACCCCGACTGCATGGTGGATGGCCGCTGCGCCCGGATGTGGGCGGGCGAGTGTTCTGGGCCAAAACAACAGGAGAGTATGGATGGAAAAACCGCCTGACTTTGACGCCCTCTTTCGGCTGCTGCGCGACGCAATCATCGCGGCGATTGGCATCCTGCTGTTCTGCGCGCTTTTTGTGGAGGTGATGACATGAGCGACCCCATCAACCCGAACCATTACAAGGCCGGCGAGATCGAGTGCATCGACGCCATCGAGGCGCAGCTCTCGCCGACGGAGTTTCGCGGGTACCTGCGCGGCCAGGTGGCGAAGTACAACTGGCGCCTGGGGCTGAAGGATTCCGTGGAGCAGGACGCCAAGAAGATGCTCTGGTACGCCTCAATGCTCGCCGGCGTGGACCCGAGGGAGCGCTAGCATAGGCCGGGCGGCGGTCAGCCGAACTTGCGGCGCAGGTAGTCCATCGAGAGCGGCATCAGGTCGTAGTTTCCGCTGCGCACCTCGTTGAGCACCACGATGCCAGACCACTCCGACCGCTGCACATCGTCCGGGCGGTAGCCCTCGTGGTCGATATAGAAGCGGCCGCAGACGAGGCCATGTTTCACATGATCGGGGTACTGCTTGCTGCCGTACAGAAACCCCTGCTGGTGGCCCTGCACGAAGCTCGAGCCGATGTGCCCGAGGCGGCTCGTGATGGTGCCGCCGATTGGGCGACCCGAGAACGGGTTCGGAAAGTAATGGCAGTACTTGATGCCGTCGATCTCGACGATCTCGAGGAACTTCGGGCGCTCCCAGTCTAGGGTCTGGCAGTTGTGCGAGCCGATGGTGCCCTGCCACTTCGGCTCGCGCTTTGCTACACGGTCGGCGCGGGCCTCGTGGTTGCCGGGCACGAACACCTTGCGCGGCGTCCAATACTTGCGCTTGCCCCGGATGCGCCGGTCAATCTCGGCCTGCATGGGCGCGCACAGGCGCCGGAATGCCTCGTTGCCGGCCTCGACATCCTCCTGGTACCGGGTGCCCTCGAGCTCCTCGGAGCCGGGCTCGTTGTGCGAGTTGAGCGACGGGAAGTCCCACCAGTCGCCGATGCA